GAGATCGAGAACCTGATTGAATCAACAGCGCGTGGACAACTTGCGGAAATTGTAAATGCGTGTGAGATGAAAGATGGAGTTAAAGACTTCATTCGTGGGGACTACCTCAGCGATGGAGATCCTTTCTTTATTCCAGGATTTGACATCACATTCAGAAAACATGAAGTCACTCTATGGTTTGGATACACGAGTCAAGGAAAGTCACAAGCCGTTCAGAACCAAGTAGCTAATTTAGCTGCGCGTGGGGTGATGAGTGTAGTTGCTTCTTTTGAACAGCCTCCAGAAAGGACATTTGGATCAATCCTAATGAACATGACTGGCAATGCTGGAATCGTAGACACAGATGACTTTGAAGCAGCATTTAAATACCTTAGCGAGAATGTGTTCATTTACAAAAGCAGGGAGAAAGCGAACCCAGCCAAACTTGTAAGCATGTTCATTCATGCGCACAAGAGGTATGGTGCTAGCAATTTCGTCATTGATAACGTGATGACAATGGACGTTGATCGTGGAGACAACACAGCGCAAGCTAGCGCGATTGATGCAATTCGAGTATTTGCTTCAAGCTATCCAGTTCATGTTCATGTAGTTGCGCATCCACGGAAAAGCAGCGAAGGGGTGTCAAGTGCCCCGGCAATTGCAGAAATCCAAGGAGCCAGTGAATGGGGCAACATGCCAGACAACATCATCACCGTATGGAGGGATGTTGCAAAGCATGAGAAAATGGCAGAAATGAAAGCAAATGATTTCACGGAAAAAACAATACAGGAATTCTGGGAATCAACGCCTTGCGGCAAATTGATTTGCAGAAAGCAAAGAGCAACAGGAGAACTGCCAATGACAAACACTTGGTTTGATAAAGAAACGAAAAGATTCATGGCTTGCGCTGGTAAGGCACGAGCAATGTATTCAAAAAAGCCATGGGCATAAACAAAAAGAAACTAAACAAAAAAATATGAGCGCAATAAAAAAAGCACAACAGATAATTCATTCAAGCAGCAATGACGAAGGCACAATACTTCACTTAAATAGTGACTTGGTTGAACTTGCATACGCATTTTTTGCTTTTTATGACCTTGCACACGCATACGAAGAAAACTTAAAAACTTCAATGGCAAAATGCGATAGTAAACTAAAGATGATTAAAGAGGTGAAGATGAAGTTTGGCAATCCAGTGCCAGCTTTTATTCAAGACGAGCCGTATTGCAATTGCAAAGAATAAATTTCTTAAACGCTGACAGGCCGTTTCGTCTGTCATTACATTCCAGCCTCCGCAATGAGGGCATACTGAAACTACCTACTTGGGGTAAAGGGTTCAATCCGCCAGCCCCATTCAATCCACCTTGGCACACTGACTAGCTATCGGTCACAGCATGTGGTGAGGGACTGAAGTAGGTGTGAGCGACCTGATCGGGGGTTGGAATGTGGTAATATCGCAGTATGGTATAAAGTAAAACAACGGATGATTAAAAGTAAAACAACGGATGATTAACCCGTAAATGAAGGAGTAACAACTTTAACCTAAAAACACTATGAGCAAACAAATTGACAACGGAGGCAGCGTCACCGCAAATCTGATATCGGAAAGGTATGTTAACGGACTCGGAATGTTAGAAGAAAAGGTTAAATCTGTCGAGGATTATCAATACGCGATTATTTTGCGGCATTCGTATTGCAGGGGCTGATTTGTCACAATGGCTGCGCCTCGACGTCAGATGAAGATAATTCAAGGGTCGCCTATGAACTTGCAGACGCAATGATCCAAGCTAGAAAAGAGGACGAACAGCCATGAAATGCAAAATTGGGATTGTACCAAATATCAAAGATGGACGCGCAATTACACTACACACAGACGGCACAGTTAGCTACTTCGATGGAAGTCAATGGGTGCGTCGTGCAGCCGTGAACATCAGTTGTTACGATCACGCATTTCTAGGACGGGCAGACAGCGAAAAAATTTTAAATCACGCAAAAAAACACACATGAAAACAATTGCACAACAACTAAACATAAAGACATTTCCATTTATCATCAAAGACGACGATGGGCAGGAGATTTACCGCGAGTGGTCAAATGGCGTTTGGTCAAAGCAGGAATATGCTGATGGCCAGATGATTCGCTATGAGGATTCCAAAGGCTTTTGGCAAAAGTGGGAATATGCTGGGGGTGAGATGATTTACTGGGTGACTTCCGATGGAATTATTAGGGACAATCGCCCTAAGACAGACATTCAAAAAGCCATTGATCTGCTTACAAAAGAAGGATTGATCGTGGATGGTAAGATTCTTAAAAACTAAACCATAATTACGCTATGACAAACGAACAAATTGAATTGAAAGATACTCTGGAAAATAGAGAAAGCGTATTGGATAATGTTGCCCATGATATATTCGGCATTCTGAAAATCAAAGGTGCACATGAGATATTGACTCTGTATTATGACATGAGAGACTTGATTCAAAAGGAAATCAAATCGAAGTTTCCCAAAGGAACGAAATTCGATAATTTCTGATAAAAACTAGATTAAAATTTGGCTACCATGAGAACACTAATCGGATCGAAAGTATTGCACGGATCACCCGGATATCAAACATCGGAAACCATATCTGAAATCACTCCCAAGGAGCGTGACTTCGAAATGGCTTTCGAGTCTGGGTGTTTCTCCACTTTGTCCTTGAATGAACTCTATAAACTTCAAGACGATGGGGAAGTCCACTTCAAGGAAACGCATGGCGGATTCACCGTTATTACCATAACTGCTTAAAAACTAGCCTAGACTGATTGCGCCATGAGAACTCAACAGCTTATCCGCCGCCTGAATGTGGTTTTCCGCGACCATGACTTACCAAAGCAGGAAACATTTGAAGATTGTTTTAAGCAAGCCGAAAGGAATTACTGGCTGAAAGGGAACGACTTCGTTGCCGCTTGCGAAAGGGCAATGTCTCATAAGAAGATTGACAAGGACAACGCGATTCTCGAAGCCGCAGGATTCACCATTAAAAACTAGATTAAAATTTAGATATGCAACAATACGTTTTACATTACATCCAAACACTTCTTGGGAAAGAATCACGCAGCTTGTTTTGGCGTTGCCAAGCAGATAACTACGAACACGCGGTAGAACAACTAGAGAATGCCGTAGAATCCGAAGGCGAAAAAGTTGTTCTTGTCGAGTTTCATAAGTAAAAATCATGACTAATACAATCACAATACAACAATTTGAAACACTTCAATACCTTGCAAATAGAATCAATGTGGAGATTTCTGCATACAACGATAACAACGACATCGTTCATCAATTGATTAACGTCAGTGCCTACGAAACTAAAGACGATGAGGAGCATCACGCATATTTTGATATCACCGCTTATCGCACTCACAGTGCGGCAGAGGAAGCGCTGATACATAAAGCAATTGAAAAGATTGGAAAAATGCTCGTCACTACTGGTATTCCAGATGCAATCAGGCATACAGGTGATTGCTCTCAAGGTTACAATTTCGGAGCGCATTACAAAGTTGGATAATTATACAATTAAAAACTAGAATACAATTATTTCATGCAAAAATACACAGTCATTTGGGAGGATCGTTGGCAATCAGGCTCGCATCATCATTGTCTTACTAAGAGAACATGGGTGGAAGCTAATAGTATTCAAGACGTAATGGAAAAGTATGGCGAATACGCTCGCTACATCTTCGAAGGTCATCAACTGTCCATCGGTGAGTCCCTACGTTCCGAAGAAATTGATATTATTAAAAACTAGATTAATATATTGACATGACCGACCTGCAACAACCAGACAACCTATCAGAGAAAGGAAAACAAGCTCATGAAGCAATCGTGGCATTTCTTGAAAATAACGGATTGACATACACAGGGGGATGCAGAACATTCTACTCCCCAAAAGAGTGGGAGGAGCGAGAATGGGACTATGGGCGCGATAGTGAGCTTGTCATAGTGCATTACGGGGGTGATCCCGGAGATGCCTTCTCTTACGATAGAGAGAATTACAAGATGATCGAAGAGATGAACATCTTGCTCAAACCACTGGGTGTTTATAGTGAACCATGCACCTGCTGGTATACAGCGATCTACCTTGCTTAAAAACTAGACTAACATTGAGACATGACAAAAGAACTACAAGAAAAATTGGATGTTGCTCGTGCTGCTTACTATGCAGCCCAAGCTGCTTATGATGCTGCTGCTGATGCTGCTGATGCTGCTTGGGCTGCTGCTGATTCCGCTGAGGCAATTAAAAACTAGATTAAACTCCTACTACCATGACACTTGATACCAACAAATGCAAGGGACTTCCAATGGGAGTCCGCAATCGCAAGCGCAAAATCCTTTTCTTCATCCGCTGGATGATAAAAACTGGCTTAGAATGATTACGTTATGAGAACACAATTAAAAACTAGAATAGAATAACACCATGACCAAAATCAATAAAATAACGTATGGCTTTGTGATCCAAACATGGGATTGCAAAAAGAAAAAATGGACAAAACAAGAATTCATTGCTGGCGATCAAGTCGAGTTTGATGATGAAAACGGTGATTGTTGCGGTGATGAAACTGAGGGATATCTTCCCTTTGAAATGATTCAACCTGTTTAAAAACTAGATTAAGATTTAGCCATGACCAAATTACTTACAAAAGAACACGTTAAAGCAATGGTAAAAGCTCTGGAAAGCGCGGGATTGCCTCTGGAAAAGGACTGGCAAGGCGGAACCGTTCGGGCATACATTGAAGGCAAGGAAATCTTCGCCGCTCTGGAGAAGGGCAAGAACCAACCTTGGATCGTTCGCCATGTGGATGATCTCTTCGCTTAAAAACTAACCTAAAATAACACCATGAAAACATTCAAAATCACATACACCGACACAATTACTGCGGAAACCGAGGAAGAAGCTTATGATATTTTTTCGGCGTATCTTTCCGAGTGTGTCAAATTTGAAGATCTGACAGCTTACGGGTTTGAAGAAATAGACACAATTAAAAACTAACCTAAGATAACACCATGTTTATTGATTATAAAACTACTGTATGGGAACGATTTGAAATAGAAGACGAGCATGAAGAATCGTTGTTTGAGTTCTTAAAAGAGAGTCCAGAAGCTTCTGCGATGGACATTTGGAATTGGTATTCCGGCAATGGCGGCGATCCTCATTGCGAAACAATCGAAGGAACTTCGTGGGAGATGTCCCTAGAGGAGAATAACGGATATTATACTATTGAAATTCTTTGTGACAATAAAACAATTTATCAAAATGGACAATGATTTTGACAAATACAACAAAGGAATAGAGCAACACAATGAAACGGGTATCAGAAAAAAGAGCTGAATGGTTAAAGCAGTATAAAGAAATTCTGTATGCCTACACCCCATCAGCTTGCGCCCGTTGCAGAGAACGTGGGAGTGGATGGGTTAATTTTAATGGAGACTTTGAGCCACATCATCCATTTCGTAGAACAACAAGAGAGTTTTGCTGTGTTGTAGTTCCTTTGTGTCATGTGTGTCATAAATGGATTCACGAAAACACAATAAAAGCAAAAGAAGAAGGCTGGCTTTCTTCGCCAAAAACAAATTTACTTAATTTCTAAATCTTTGTAGGGGGTGTTATTTCTGCGCCCTGTGTGCTTCTAGCTGGAAGAAGTCTACAAATAACAAAAGGAGAGCGGCCCTTTCCAGCACCGCAATACAAATTTATGCCTAAAATTAGAAAATACATAACAGTAGACGAAGACCAAATTACAGCAGCCCCTGAAGTGGAGGATTACAGCGAGCCAGAAGTAGTTGCCCAACAAGAGGACGTAGCAGGCGATTCTAGCCCTCTTCCTGAAGTTGATTATGTATTCCCTCCGGATCGCCCAGAAGAGCCTGTAGTGCCGCTCATGACTCAGGAAATTGCCAACCTAGAAGTTGTGCGTG